GGACTCAACGAAGTCATCTGTTCAACATCCAGAAGATCTACGAGCAGATTCAACACAACGAAGAGCTTTACCCGAATCCTGTGATAATTGGAAACTTCCAGTGGAAGGATGGCAAGCCAGACACGGAGGTTGTATTTGCGCCCGATCCAAACGGGCGCTGGAGAGTAGCTTGGCTTGCTCCTCCGGACATTCGAAACAAACGAAAGACCGAGAACAATAAGCTAGTAGCCCCTAATTCTGCGTTTGGCGTAATGGGTGTTGACTCCTACGACCTTGATGCCACGGTCGACAACCGGGCATCGAAGGGCGCTTGCCATATCTACAACAAGTTTTCGATGGAGCATCCGGCGAATATGTTCGTTGCGGAATATGCTAGCCGTCCGCCACTTGCAAAAATCTTCTACGAGGATGTGCTGATGGCTGCTGTTTTTTATGGGTACCCTGTGCTGATAGAAAACAACAAGTATGGGATCGCCCGGTACTTTGAGTCGAGAGGTTACGATGAATATTTAATGGATCGTCCCGCACATTTAGCAACGACTGCGATGAAGACTAGCGTAAAAACTAAAGGCATCCCATCAAACAGCCAGGACGTAATCCAAGCTCACGCTCAGGCAATTGAGGCGTACATCCACGACCACGTAGGTATAAATAACGAGACCGGTCATTTCGGGCGTATGTATTTTAGCCGAACACTGGAGGACTGGATTAACTTTAAGATTGACGACCGAACCAAGTTTGACTTGACGATTTCGTCTGGATTAGCACTTCTCGCAGCACAAAAACAAGTAAAGCAAGTCAAGAAGGTGGACTTCAATGACAAGGTTTTCTTCCGCAAGGGTAAGGAAATTACGCGCTAAGATAACTTGTACCTTTGTGTATAAACTGCGATAAATGGATCAATACTCAGTTAAAAGCAACGGATACGATTCTACGTTCCCCGATCCGCTAGCTTCCCACGAGGTAAAAGCTAGCAAAGGATACGGCCTGCAATATGCAAAGGCTATTTACGGCCAGTGGGGTAGTGCCCAGTGGGAGGGCTCACTTTACAGCAAGCGCTGGAAGGAATTCGAAATCTCACGAGACTACGCCAACGGTACGCAAGACACCTCTATCTACAAACAAATCCTTACGTCTCTTGACCCGAACAACGGAGACGGATCACTGGTAAACCTTGACTGGACTCCGGTACCCATCGTTCCTAAGTTCGTTAAGATTGTAGTCAATAAGATTCTGTCGGCTAAGTTCTATCCTAACCTCGAGGCTATTGATCCGTTGAGCCGCAGCGAGAAGGACATCGAAAAGAACAAGGTCAAAATCTTCATCGAGAACAAGGACGTACTGAAGGAAGCAAAGGAAAGCGGACTGCGTACTGAGGTTGACCCGGACGCTCTACCTGATACTGCTGAAGAGGCGGAAATTTTCCTTGAGACCAACGTGAAGACTGCGGCCGAGATTGCCGCTCAGATTGGTACGAACCTTACGCTGAGCTGGAATGACTTTGACGAGAAGATCTTCCGTCGCAACGTAGAGGACCTCGTTACCTGCGGTATGGCTGTTGTCAAGCGCAGCAACGATCCTAACTACGGAATCGTAGAGGAATATGTGGATCCTGCATATTTCATCCACAGCTTCACCGACGACCCCACGTTTAGCGACATCACCTACGCAGGTCATATGAAGCGTATGAGCATCGCTGAGCTCAAGCGTCTTGCTGGCGATCAGTTCACGGAGGCTCAGTACGAGAATATGGCTCGTACGGTTATGAATCGTTTTGGTAACGATCCTAACCGATTTATGAACTCACAGTACGACGTGGGTATGGAGCGTTACTACTACGGATACGACGAGTACACCATTGACGTGATGGACTTCGAGTTCGTAAGCGTAGACAACATCATCTTCGAGAAGAAGGAGTCTCGTTTTGGCAACGTAGGTTTCTATTTCAAGGGCCACAAGTACAACGCGCCGCAGCAGAGCGTATACGATCGTGAGGCTGTTTATATGCAGAACCAGACGCTCTACGGAGGTAAGTTCATTGTAGGCACGGAGTACATCTTTGACTACGGAGTAAAGAAGAACATCCCGAAGAACGTACACGATTTGACTCGCACCCGGATGAGCTACAGTGCTGTAGCTACTAATATGCGCCGGATGATTCCTAAGTCAATGGTAAGTTCTGTTATCGGATTTGCTGATCAGATCCAGATTACCCACTTGAAGCTTCAACAGTCTATCGCTAAGGCTAAGCCTGATGGATTGATTGTAGACATCGAGGGACTTGAGAATGTACAGCTCGGACGTGGTGGAGAACTCCAGCCTTTGGATATCCAAGACATCTACGAGCAAACTGGTGTGTTCTACTACCGAAGCAAGAACCCAGATGGAAGCTTCCAGAACCCGCCTATCCGTCCGCTGGACAACGCCATTCGCAATATCAACGAGCTCATCACCATCTACAACCACGCACTGCGTATGATTCGTGATGCTACGGGCATCAATGAGGTGATGGATGGTTCTAGTCCTAAAGGCGATCAGTTAGTTGGCGTGCGCCAGCAGCAACTGGCAGCAGCCAACAACGCTCTATACGACATCACTAACGCCTCTATGGTTCTTTACCGTAAGGTGTGTGAGGACGTTGTCAAGTGCCTGCAAATTCTCCCTCCTAAGTCTATTCTGTACCGAGCGTACGAAACGGCTATTGGACGCGAGAATATGGCTGTGCTGACGAGCTTTGCTAAGCTTCCGATGTACAACTTCGGAGTACGTGTGGTGACGGATATGAACGAGGTGGACCGTATGTACCTTGAGCAGAATATCCAAGCGTCTATCGCTGCTGGTGAACTGGATATCGAGGACGCTATGGCTATCCGCCAGCTACGCGACATCGACCAGGCCGAGCGACTGCTGATTGTGCGCCGTAAGAAGCGCATCAAGCAGCGCCAGGAGATGGCCCAGCAAAACTCTCAGTTCCAAGCACAGGCTAACGCGCAGGTGGCTCAGGTTACCAGCCAAGCTAAGATGCAGGAGGAGCAGATGAAGGCCCAATTGGAGCAACAACGCATCCAGCTCGAGGCTATTGCAAAAGCAGAGCTGTTGAAGGTTGAATACAACCTGAAGATGGAGCTTGCTAAGATCCAAGGCGACTACGGGATCAAGGAGCAAGAGATTGAATCTGGAGTCCGTCAGAGTGCTGAACAAGAAGCTGAGGATCGCAAGGACGAGCGCATTAAGGAGCAAGCAGTTGCCCAAAGCAAACTGATTGCTCAACGCAAAGGCGAGCGTCCTGAGCTCAACAAAGAAGACCTCCAAGGAGAGGAAGACATCGTAGACATCATCTTAAGCGGTAGCTGATAAAGAAGTAAATTTGCACTATGGCAGCCTGTACTAATCCATCTGTAGTAAATCTAGATAACGCGCAACGAGTAGACATCGTATGCCGAGAGGGTGATACGTTCACCATTGAGATCGATTTCTACGACGCTAATGATCAACCTATTGACCTTACTGGATACACTTGGAAGATGGAGGTCTCTGAAAGCGATACGTCTCCTACTCCGGTATTAGATTACACGGACTTCACCTATACGGGCAATAGCACTGGAAAGCTTTTCGTAAATGCAACCGCAAATACGATGTCAACGATTAACGGAGGGATGTACATCTACGGACTCCAGAGCAACGACGCTGGTACGGTCAAGACTTGGCTGTACGGGCTATTCACTGTTAATGAGGACGTAGTAGAATGAGTGCAATAGTAGTACGTGAGTCAGCTAACAACATAACGGTAAACGAAGTTCAGGGCACCACCTTGGTGGCCAACCAAAAGGGGAACACGGTTACCGTTACTGGTGTTATTGGCGGTGTAAGCCTTGACGCTAACTACGTATACACTCAGTCTTCACCTTCTGCGACGTGGGTTGTTACACACAACCTCAACAAGTATTGCTCCGTTACCGTTGTCGACTCTGCCGACAACATTGTATTTGGAGAAGTTTTATACAATTCATTGAATCAAGTAACACTAACTTTCGCTGGAGCTTTCAGCGGCAAAGCATTCTTTAACTAATGGCTATTAAGTTTGTATCGTCCATTAACCTCAA